TGTAATATTTCCATAGCATGATCCTTATCTATTTTCAAAGATGCGAGTTTATCAACTATTTTGCTAATATCTTTTTCGCTGTAACTTTTAGATTCTGCCATATCTTTAATTATATTAATATCTTTAAGATATTAATAACATTTTACATGTTATCACATCTTCAGATGTTATTGCATCTTCAAATGTTACACTAATGGTAACATAGCCGCATATCTACCATCTTTCGTATATCTAATAATATGATAATAATTTCTGTCTCCATTACTCAAATCTTTTATCTGTACCAATTTTTCTTCTCGTGATATACTATACAATACATGAGGAATAGAACTTTTCTCTTCAGAAGAAGGTTTTCCCTCTATAGAGGAAAGGGGTGGTGCATGAAATCCAATATTCGTGGCCGTTTCTCTCCATGTTTTGCATATATTAAACACTCTTTCTATTTCTCCTCCTTTTACATTTTGTATAATATAAATCTTTCCAGTGATAGAATCGGCATAAATATAAGGCTTATCTATAAAAACATGAGACGGATTTGCTTTCTTTGAAATAACTATTTGTGTTCCTGTGGAAGTGTTCTTTTTCATTTGACTGTCTATCCATATCTGAAGATGATATGAACTTAGAAAAATAAGAATTTTGTCCGAATTTCCAGGTATCTTTTTTGATTCACGTATAAAATCTATTTCCCAAATATACACACCTTGCAAAAACTTAGTACCGGAGGCTTTAATTTTGAGTTTTCTATTGGGATCAGCTATAGCTTGTTCTCTTCTAAGAAAATTATGCAATTTATCATCTAGTGCGGAATACAATCTAATTACACCTTTTTGTTTTTTATCGGTCTTAACACTATCGAAGAACTTAGGCCATAATTCTTTCATGGCTATTATACCCTCATTAGTATTATTGGCATTAGGAAATTTAATGGATAAATTCGGATTATTTTCTACATCAGATGTGACAGAATTGTCCACAATTACCCATTCTTTCCACCATTCATCTATATCTCTCATTTTATTAGGATGCTTAGTATTTTTATCTAAAAACCACAACCACCGCATTATTTGTACTAAATAATAAGTATTACGTTTAGCAGTACGCATTCTTTCAATAGGATAGTTTTTCACTTCATATATGTCAGACATAATTAGTGGAGAATCAGGAATGCCCTGTGTAACTGTTCTCTTTTGCTCCTTCTCTAAATCTAACATCTTTCTAGCATAAGGATATTCTTCTATCAAATTAAGAATTTGATTAGTAGACAAAACGGCTGTTTTAGAAGAAGTCATTTTCTTGGAATTTTCCTTTATTTTAATAGTTTCTCCATGAATAGTAGGTACAAATATAGCATAAGTATAATCTACAATAGAATACCACAATCCATCATCGGCAATACCGGACGGTATACCTAAAGTAGAAATTACAATGTCCTCCGATATAGGCGAGATTTCCTTTAAATAAGGAACATTAAGAGGTTGAGTAGGTGGTACAAATAAACACATAACTGTTTCTTTTTTGACAGAAATTCCTATAATTCTAGTCTTACCATAAGAATCTACTCTTTGACCCACAATTTCATGATCCTTGAGTAATCTTACCCAGTTTATCCTAGACAAGGGATTGATGCGTGCTATAATATCATCAGATGTAGCCTTGAATTCCATATTCTCGATACAAGACCAAGTATATGATCTCATAGATCTAAAAAGTGTTTGATGAGCTATTTTGGTCATGCTTTTACCAAAAATATAATTTATTCTATCCTTCTTAGATTTTGGTATTTCTACATCAGGTTTCTTAGCTTTATAAGAAGAAATAATAAGTTCACAATGAGGGAAAGGAATTTTATTATTAACTTCGGTACCCCAATGTTTGAATATTAAAACACATTGTCTATCCGATCTGTAAGGTCTAATATGGGAGATCTTACTTCGTGGTATTTCTATAGCTAATTTATCTTCACTTTCAGAAGGTTGTTGAGGTGTAGTACCTGGATTAAAAACAAATATATTAATATTAAATATTTCCTCTAAAGCCCTGTAAAATTTTTCAGAAGCAAATTCAGCTGTAGGGTTTTCTAATTCAGATAGAATTTCTTCCTCCGAAGCATCATACATTTCCTGCTTAAAAAGCAGAGGATTTATGGATTTAGTAATGTAATCTCTCACTACAGAAGCATATACTTCTCTATCACCATCATTGGTCAATTCAAGATACTCATCATGTCCTACTGATGTAAGAACACAATGAATGAGACTATTAACTCCAATGGGTACACCATATCTGTCAAATACTTCTTCTATATCATTATCAAGATTTATATTGTGGCTAGCTAATAATTGTGGTAAAATTTTACCAACACCTCCTGTTCTACCTGAAGGTTTGAGAATTTTCATTGTCGACATATAATATCCAGATTTCTTCTTACTACCACTAGTATATCCTTTATCATAATAATGATAGTAATAAAATTTAGTTTTAACATCTCCTTTCTCTTTTGATTTACTTTTCTTTGCTTTAGATTCAGCTATTTTATTTTGTGATAATGTATCTTGACTCCCACAACAAGGAACATAAGGATAATCTGCATGATTGGATAACATAGCTGAGAATTTTAGTGATGGATAAGGATATTCACTATCCGGGCACACAAACCAATATTGGACACGAGAATCATATGGATCTAGAGTAAGTGGATTCTCAAATGAACCATCCTCATTTGGTCTAAGAGGAGGATATGGCATTACTTGATGTGTTTCTAAGTTACCTCTAATATTGAATTCATATTGCCTCCATTCTTCCACTTCATCTTTTTTCACAATGAGAGGTTGTTTTTTGCATTGACAAGCTCTAGCATATTCAGATACAAATATTTCTGGTATTCGTCTGCGTAAATTTGTGTTTTTCGATTCTTTAGTACTCACTCTACCTTTTGAATTATTTTTATTAGTAAGTTTCAAAGTAGTACTCTTAGTCCCTGAAGTAGTTCCAGTGGCCGAAGATATTTCACCCGATACACCTGAGGATACTTCATTGATAACATTAAAGCCAGTATATTCAGTAATAATACTAGTAATATATTCTTCTATTTGTTCCTTCTTAGATTTATATTTGTCTAACAATCTACAAAATACTTCCTGAAATTGTTTTAATGCTTCTAAAGACTCTGCCTTCAAGACATTGACTCGTAATCTTCCAGGTGTCTCTACAGGACGTAAAGTTATTGGACTTACACTTTCTGGTGTAATCATCTCATCATCATTTTCAGTTATAAACTGACCAAAAGATATAGATATACCACTACTAGTGCTAGTAGCACTTTCATTTCTAGTATCTATATTCCTAACTAAATTTCTGTAATGAATATGAGGACGTTGTTTATCTGCCAGAGCTTTTCTCACCTCCTCAATGTAAAGATATGTTCGATGCAATTCATCTGTATTAAGCATATAATGATAACTTGCCTCATTAACTATGACTCTATCTACTTCGAAATATCCTTGTACTTTAATCTGCTCTTTTTTACCAAAAGATATGGTGGGAAAAGAGGCTTGCAAATCAGAGATCAATTCTTCTAAATTTTCATCTTTAGTAGGTGCTCGTAGAATAAATTCTCCTGTAGAAATATAATAAGTACATTTAGTGAGGTTATTCTTACCAGATACACGAGGATTATTCTTATCTATCCAAAGAAGAATATAAATTGTGTTAGGACTGGTAGATTGAGATATATGAGGTGTATAATTATCTGGTGAATTATTTTTATTTTGACTTGGATCATTATATATCCAATATAAATTCCTACCATCATCTGTATTATATTGAATATATGGTATAGTAGGAGTCACTATGGCATTCTTGAATATTTCTATACCTTCTTCTATGCTAGGAAGTCTACCTTCTTTTGAAGGGAAAGTTTTCTCCTTACTATCGTGGATGACAGGTTTGAATCTATAAGTTGTAACATCAATGACTGGAGGATGATATTTTACCCCTTTTATTTTGGACAATTTCTTTTGTACACGTTTGATTTTATTATAATCTTCCTCTTGATCAGATAATTTTGTCTTTTTTTCAGATTCCCATTGGTCGTATATCACACTAAACACGGTTTTACTCTCTATATCTCTGATATCTTCTCCTTCATCTGTATTATTACTTCTAATAGAAGTGTACATAGCATTAATGTGTTTAATTATGTCGCTAGATCGAGATACTCTTTTATATGTTCCCTGTAAATTAGGATCTTCCTCTTCAGTTATTTGACCTAGTGTTTTAGCTGTGCTAGCATATGTATATGCTATTTCTTTCCAATACAGATTGGGAAAATAAAGAGAAATTTTATCATAAAAATCTTCCAATTCTAAACCAGACTTTATATATTCTTCCATTATCAAGATAATAGTAGAATATTTATAATTATCTATGTTATCACCTTCTATAAGGACATATTCTTTAGGTTCTCCCATATATTGGGCTATTTTATATTGAATAGTAGCACTATTATCAAATAGTGTAACATCAAAAATATTCTCTGTAAACTGACCACTTTTTCTGGTAGAAACAGGTATCATATTAATAACAAGTTTTTCCTCGCTGACTT